ACTTTCTTAACGAGGACTTTCTCGATGGAGAAGCTGACCTTGAGTTCACTGAACTAGATATTAACTATTTAGATGTAAACTTTCTTGAAGATCTACTTAACGTGCTAGATGCACTAGCTATATCCAAAGAAGAAGATGCCTTAAAACAAGGTGGTGTAGGTATTCGTATAGTTGGAACAGAGATAGGACAAGACAAAGATACACAGATCACAACTATTGTTTCAGGCCAAAACATAAGTTTGACCAGAACAGTTAGTCAAAGTGCTAAACTAAATTTAGATGGATCTAATAGCTATACAATTATACTGATACAAGATCGTGTTTCTAATACAGTTAAAGTTAATGGTGGCTCATCAACCACGATAACAATTAAACAGGGGTCGGGATGAAAAAAAGTATTATATTTTTAAGTTTATTTTTTGGACTTGGATCAATATATTATTTTCAACCAGTAGCCTACGAAATACTAAAATTAAAAACTTTTGATAGCTTTGTTAAGGATAAAGAAGAATCAGGTAATTTTGTTGTTTTAAATATAACAGAAGAAGATATAGCTAATGAGGGTGGCTATCCTTTATCACGTCAAACCCTTGCACAGATTCATATAAACCTTTTGAGAAAAGGTGCTATGGGCGTAGGTTGGGTTATGGCCTTTCCTCAACCAGATAGGTTCGGTGGAGACTTTGAGTTTACTGAAGCTTTAAAATTTTCTCCAAGTGTTTTAGCTATGTTTGAAGGTAAAGGTGAATATCCACCTACATCCGGGACTGTGATTCTTGGACCAGAAGATACTGGTGGCATGATGGCTACAGGTGTAATACAAAATATAGATGTTTTAAAATACAACGCTAGTCAAGGTATAGCAGTTGCTCGTACAGATGCCGATAACTTAATACGTAGACTGCCGTTACTAATGCGTACTCCTGATGGATGGGTATCTTCATACGGTACAGAAGTATTAAAAGTATTAGCTGGAGCAGACACCTACGTTATAAGAACAAATGATAATGGTGTAGAAGAGGTGAGAGTAAAAGGATTGCCTCCAGTAAAAACAGATAGTCTGGGACGTAAATGGATTTCTTGGGTTGTTCCACGTGAAACATCGTTAGCAGAGATGGATGTAGAAAATAGGTTTGTTTTTGTTGGGTTTACTGCAAAAGGTATTATGCCTCAACTTGCCACACCAGTAGGTCTGCTAGAACCACATAAAATACAAGCAGCTCTAGCTGAATCTATACTTATACAAGATAGTCCGTACATACCTGATTACGCATTGGCTCTAGAGTTACTAATATTTTTGTTCTCGTTAGTTTTTGTTTGGCTCGTATTAAACGTATTTGGAATCACATGGGGAGTATCATTCTTTGCTCTAGTGTTTGCATCCACAGCCTTTTACGGAGTATCTACAATACAAAATGGTATTCTCATAGATGTGACTTGGGCTTTGATATCACAGTTTATAACTGCAGCTGTTGCTTTCTATTTAAGATTTAGAGAACAGTACAAATTAAGACAGCAAATTAAAAAACAATTTGAACATTATCTTGATCCTAGACAAGTTAAACAACTACAGAAGAATCCAGATCTGTTAAAGCTAGGTGGAGAAAAACGCTATGCCACCTTCTTGTTTACAGATGTTAGAGGTTTTACGTCTATGTCTGAAAAGTTAGAGCCAGAAGAAGTCACATACATTATGAACAAAGCTTTAACTGCACAGCAAAAAGCAGTACAGAAACATGGTGGTATGGTAGATAAGTATATAGGTGATGCGATGATGGCTATATTCAATGCACCTCTAGACTTAGAACATCATGAAAATAAAGCTATAGATTGTGCTTTAGATATACAAAAGAATATGGAAAATCTGAATGTAGAGATGGCAGAAAAAGATTTACCGCCTGTAGCGATTGGTATTGGAATCAATACAGGGTATGCAGTTATAGGGAATATGGGCAGTGAACAAAGGTTTGATTACACAGCTATAGGTGATGCCGTTAACACCGGGGCGCGTCTTGAAAGCGGAACTAAAGAAGCTGGCGTTGATCTGTTGATTGGCTACAACACTGCCATTAAAAGCGATTATAGGTTAACATTATTAGAACCTTTAAAGGTTAAAGGTAAAGATAAACCATTGGAAATATACACATGGGAATGAAACTATCATTAATACTAGGTGGCTTGTTGTTTGTAACAATAGCAGGATCAGGTTGGTATATAAATTATTTAGGCGATCAGATCAGCACACTTAAAGGTAATCAGATTGTTTTAGAAACACAGATACAAGAACAAAACGAATCTATTGAACGTTATCTAGAGCAACAAAAAAACCAACAGGTTCAACTCAATCAACTAGAAGCTGAAAAACAAGAAGCAATGAAGGATGTAAACAGACTGCGTAAAACGTTTGCTAATCATGATTTAGATAAGTTGGCTTTAGCAAAGCCCGGACTTATGCAAAGTAGAATTAACAAAGCATCAGCAAGAGTGATGGCAACTTTAGAAGAATTAACCAACCCAAATCAATTCGATGAAAAACCTATTACTAATTAGTCTCTCTATATTTATGGCAAGTTGTTCAATGATGCAACCAGTTAAGCCTGTAGAGGTTAGAAAAATTGCAGAAAGACCACCCATGTATCATCCGCCATTACCTTATCCAATGAGTTTATCTGAGGTAGATTGGGAGATTATGACACCAGAGTTAATGGAACAATATCTGCAAAACCTAGAAAACGGAGACGCACCTAGACGTGCATACTATTCTTTATCTAGCAAAGAGTACGAAAATCTTAGTATGGACATGGCAGAAATTACTAGATGGTCTAAGGATATTTTATCAATTATCAAGTATTATAGAGAATACGACAAACCAGAGGAGAAGCCTAAAGAGTAACTCGCCAGATGAATTCGTATATAGAGCAACACTAGATCGTATAGTAGATGGAGATCCCTTTGATTGCATTTTAGATCTTGGTTTTGACGTAAAACTACACAAACAAAGAGTAAGACTAGCTGGTATTGATACACCAGAAAGCCGTACTAGAAATCTAGCAGAAAAAGCATTAGGTCTAAAAGCTAAAGAAAGACTTAAAGAACTTTGTGTTGGTACATTTAAAGTAAAATCATTGGGTAAAGGTAAATATGGAAGGATCCTGGGGATACCGTACACTGAAGACGGTGAAGATATTTGTGCAAAGCTTATTGAAGAAGGCCATGCTGTTGAATATCAAGGTGGAACAAAAACTAAAGTTTGGGGATAAGATGAACATATCACAAGAGGGGATAGCTTTAATTAAAAAGTTTGAAGGTTGTAGGCTTGAGGCGTATCAAGACTCAGTAGGAATTTGGACAATTGCATACGGAACAATTAAAGACGTTAAAGAAGGCGATAAAATAAACCAAGATGAGGCAGAGCATTTACTACAAGAAGAACTGCCTGAATACGAAGGCTATATAAATGATATGGTTAAAGTACCTTTAGAACAAAATCAATTTGATGCACTTTGCTCTTGGGTTTACAATTTGGGACCAAACAATTTAAAAGAATCTACAATGCTAAAAGTATTAAATGAAAAAAAATACTCAGAAGTACCACAACAAATTAAACGTTGGAACAAGGCTGGCGGTAAAGTGCTTGATGGCTTGATTCGCAGAAGAGAAGCAGAAGCTTTGTTGTTTGAAGGAAAAGAATGGCTGTAACTAAAATAATATTTAATCCGGGGATCAATAAAGAGTTTACTGATCTTATGGATAAAGGTGGATGGTCTGATGGTAATCTGGTTAGATTTAGAAAAGGCTTGCCAGAAAAGATTGGTGGTTGGGAAAAAACAATTACATCTTCTTATAATGGCACAGGTCGCGCACTAACAGCGTGGGTTGCTCTTGATGCTACAAGATATTTAGGACTAGGGACAACTACTAAATACTATGTTCAAGGCGGTGGTGCTCTTTATGACATTACACCTATAAGAAGCACTACTTCTGCTGGTGACGTTACGTTTGATTCAACTAGCGGTAGTTCTTCAATACAGGTGACAGACACATCACATGGAGCAGTTCAAAATGATTTTGTTACATTTAGTGGTGCAGCAAGTTTAGGAGGAAACATAACTGCTGCTGTTTTAAATCAAGAATATCAAATAACAGCAATAGAAAATGTTAATTCTTATGTAATTACAGCCAAAGATACTTCAGGTAATGCAGTTTTAGCAAACTCTGATGATGATGCTGGTAATGGTGGTAGTTCTGTTGTTGGCACCTATCAAATAAGTGTAGGTCTAGATGTTTATGTAGAATCTACTGGTTGGGGCGCAGGACTTTGGGGAGCTGGTACATGGGGTTCTGCTACTGCTTTGACTGAAACAGATCAATTAAGATTGTGGTCACATGATGCTTTTGGTGAAGACTTAATTATTAATCCAAGGAATGGTGGCATATATTATTGGGACGAAAGCAGTGGCTTATCTAATCGGGCTGTTAATATTACCGCTTTAGCAGGAGCAAACTTAGCTCCAACTAAAGGCATTCAAACTATTGTTAGCGATATTGATCGTCACGTTATTGTATTAGGTGCAGATCCAATTGTGGGTAGTGCTAGATCTGGTTCTATAGATCCTTTACTAATAGCATTCTCTGACCAAGAAAGTGCTACTGAATGGGAGCCTACTTCTACTAACACAGCAGGGTCATTAAGACTGTCAGCAGGATCTCAAATAGTTGGTGGGTTAAGATCAAGACAAGAAACCCTTATATGGACTGACACTGCTTTATACAGTATGCAATTTGTAGGTGCACCGTTTACTTTTGGAATAAATCTTATTAACGAAAACGTAGGATTGATATCTCCAAATGGAGCAATCAATGCACCTGATTCAGTTTATTGGATGGCAAGAGATGGATTCTATTCTTACTCTGGTTCTGTTAGCAGACTAACATGTTCTGTTTTAAATTATGTGCTTGATGACTTTAATCAAGGTCAAGCTTTTAAAGTTATAGCATTCACCAACAGAGAGTTTAATGAAGTTGGTTGGTTCTATCCTTCAGGTTCATCTTCTGAAAACGATAGATATGTTGTTTATAACTATTTAGAAGGTGCATGGAGCATCGGAGAGCTATCACGTACAGCCTGGTTGGATGATGGAATCTTTCAAAAACCAAGAGCAGCTGGCAAAGACAGTTCTGTTAACTACATTTATACACATGAAAACAGTGATGATGCAGACGGCTTACCAATGGACAATGTATTTATAGAGTCTGGTGATATTGATGTTGATGATGGAGAAAAGTTTGGCTTTGTAAAAAGAATTATTCCAGATGTTAAATTCTTTGGNGANAACTCTAGTGGCGGTCAAATTAACTTTGTATTAAAAACAAGAAACTTTCCGGGAGATAGTTTATCTACTAACTCCACTAACAACGTAACTAGCAGTACACAACAAAATCATGTCAGAGCTAGATCTAGACAAATGGTGTTTAGAGCACAATCAGACGATGATGCAGCCACAGGGCTAAGAACTGGTTTTAGATGGAGACTTGGAGCAAACAGATTTGAGATCAGGCCTGATGGTAAAAGGTAATGGCAAAGCTTTTAGCAAGTAGACTACCATTAGCTTTAGAGAATGTTGACTCTGCAACGTTCAATCGTCTAGTTAGAATACTAGAAATTAACTTAGGACAGTTCGATCCTAACTCAACACCACAGTTTAATGATTCTGAAATTAGCACTTTAGCTTTTAATCAGGGTGATATAATATGGAATACGTCTATCGGTGTATTGCAAGTATATACTGGCAACCGATGGGTACAGTTACATACTCCTGTGAATCCACAGGGTTTTGAGCTGCAGTCATCATTGGGTTCTGTTACGATTACCGTAGCAGGAAATACTACAATAGTAATATAATAAGATTAACAATGAAAAGTTTATCTGAGGGAAATAAAGGGATAAAAGCCCTAGCTAAAAAGAATCCAGCACTTGTTGAAGATAGATTCGGTTACGATGTCCCGGGATATGATATGGGTGGGATAGCAAGTATTGATCTTGGAAACATAGAAAGATTTCTAGCAAGAGATCCAGACTTTGATTACATGAGAGATGTATTGGGCGTTTCTCCTACTGACCAAGTAGCTACCAGTCAAATACCTGAATCAGACCGTCTTGCTATGGCTTACGGTGCACCGCAAGTAGGTGACGGCAGAGGTTCTCTGTATCAAGATTTAGACTACAGAGACATTACTCCAGGACAAGAAATATCAATTGATGCAAGAGATGAAACTCCTGCAGCTTATAGATTCTATCCAAGTGAAGTATCAAAAATATATTCAGAAGCAAAGGGTGTTCCTTTCTCACCTTTAGTTGCACCTCCTAAAGAAGCTACATACGTAGACACTTTAGGTTCAAGACGTATACAAAGCCAGCTATATGCTAAAGATGGTACTTATGTTGACGCACAAGAGTTTCCAGAAAGAGAAGAATTAGTAACAGGTCCCGGTGGCGAGCGAGGAGATAAGATACCAGCCATGCTAAGTGATGGTGAGTTTATCGTTAACTCAGCTGCAGTCAGGGGTATGGGCATTATGGCTGGTGCAAACCCAGAAGATGAATACGAACAAAGATTAATGGGTGCTCGTCAGATGTATGATTTTCAAAAACAAGCCGAAGAAATGGCTAAGATGTATAAATAATGGGAATATTTAGCAGCAAAACAAAAGTAGCACCGCCAGCAGATGTTATAACTACGCCTCAAACTGGCTATAGTTTTGTATCTCCATATATGGAGGACTACTCTAGAAGGCTATTAGCATCTTACTTTGGATCTCCGGGAGAATACGAAGGATTAATATCTCAAGCTAGAGATATACCTATAGAACAAACAGCAGGACTTACGCCATTACAGATACAAGCTCGTCAAGCAACAGCTGGACTAGGAGACTTTCAAGGAAGCTTAGATCAAGCATCTGGTCTTTATGGTAAACAAGAAGCAACTGTAGATCAAGCTATGGGCTTCATACCTGAAGCTAGAAGAATGATAGGCACAGGTGCAGATACTGTAGCTGGTGGCATAGGTGCACTACGTAGGGGTGAAGAAACTGCTTTAGGATCTACTAGAATGTTTGATCCAGTTTCTGCATCTAGATTTATGGATCCTTACGAAGATCAAGTGGTTCAACAAACTTTAAAAGATATTAACAGACAATCAGCACAGGCAGACATCGGTCTTAGAGATAGAGCCATATCGCAAGGTGCTTTCGGTGGGTCAAGAGGACGTATATCACAAGAAGAATTAGCCAGAGAAACTGGCAGAGGAGCAGCAGAAGCTGTAAGTGGAATTAGAAGCAGAGGCTATGGTCAAGCATTAGGATCTGCACAATCAGCATTTGAATCTCAACAAGCTAGACAGGCTGGACTGGGTGCAATGCAAGCAGGATTAGGCGGACAACAAGCAGCAATAGGTGCACAACAAGCATCATTAGGTGGTCAGTTAGCTGGTCTAGGTGCAGCACAGGCTGGTCTAGGACAACAATATGGCCAGATTGGTCAAGGCATTGCTGGACTAGGACAACAAGGACAAAGTCAGCTAGGTGCACAAATAGGACTATTGAATCAATTAGGTCAACAGGGTCAGGCTACACAACAAGCAGCACTATCAAGACAGTTTGCTGGAGCACAGCAACTTGCTGGAGAGCCATTACAAAGACTGATACAAGGTCAACAGTTACTGGCTGGATCACCAATGGGTGGTATTTCTGGTGGTACTGGTACAAGTGCTTATCAACGTGGTTCTTATCAAGAGCCAAGCAAGTTCTCTCAAATAGCTGGTGCAGTTGGATCAGTAGCAACTGGGCTAGGAGCAATGGGATTTGGTCCATCTGATGTAGATTTAAAAACTAACATTAAAAAAGTTGGTGAACTAGAACCTGGTATTGGTTGGTACACATGGGATTGGAATGACAAAGGTAAAGAGCTAGGTGCAGAAAGCGAGCCATCTGAAGGCGTACTGGCTCAAGAAGTATTAGAAGTTAAACCAGATGCAGTAATAGTTAAAGATGGGTACTACGCTGTAGATTATTCTAAGGTGCTGTAATGAGTATTACATCAGGACTTACTCCTTTAATTTCATACTTAAATACAACGGATGAAGGTAAGCCAAAAGAATTAAAAGATTACGATCAAAATTTTAAAGACTATATTTTTGATTATGAAGATCCTTATGAGTATGCAACATTGCCTTTATATGCTGCTGGTCCGGCTGGTATATATGCAAACAGAGCAATTAAAGCTAAAAGGATTGCAGACAAAGCTTATAAGCCTAGTGGTATAGAATCAATATTATCTAAACCAGGTGTAAATGTAGGAATACCTGCAGCAA